GCCCGATCGCGGCGGCGGCGTTCGTGAGCCGCGCGCGGAGGATCTTCATCTGGTTCGCGAGACTGCCGGACGTGTTCGCGAAGTCGCCCTGCGCGTTCGCGCTCTTTTCGGCGATAAGAGCCTGTCGGGCGAGGACCATGTTCTGCGCGCTGATCTCGCCGTTCGCATCGACGAGACCGTTCGCCATCGCGTAGGCCTTAACCTCGGCATCGGAGAGCACGATGCCGAAGCGGCGGAGCGGTTCGTACTCGCCGAGGAGCCCCGCGCGGATCGCCTCGAGGGCTTCCGCCGTCGGGACGTTGTTGAACGACCCGAGGTCCGCGCCGAGCTCGACGAAGCCGGTCGACATATCGGCGGCGGCGTCGGCGGTGAACCCCATCGCCGTAAAGATGTTTCCGAATGTCGACGCGAAGCCGAGGGCCTCGTTCTGCGAGAGACCGAACGCCGTCGCCGAATCCTCCGACCAGGCCATCACGCCCGCCGCGGCGTCGTCAAAAACGACGTTCGTTTTGTTGATCGTCTCGTTGAGGTCGGAGGCGGCCATCACCGCGAGGCCGAACCCGCCGACGATCGGCGCGGTGACGCGCGTCGTCAGCGTGGTCCCGATGTCCCGAAGCCGTTGACCGACGCCTTCGAGCTTCTTGCCGACCTCGTCCATCTTCGTGTTGAACCCCGTCGTGTCGAGGTCCATCTTGACGCTGAGCGTCGAGATCACGGTCGCCATTAGCGGTACCCTCCGAGCGCGGCGCGGATCTTGTGAGCGAGCTGCTCGGGGGTCGGCTTCGGCTTCTCGTAATACGGCATGAAGTCCACCGGCTCGAACGCCTTCGGCTGCTTCTTCGCGTCGCGGTTCACGTTCGCGATCACCGACGCGACGATGCCGGAGCGCAGATCACCGCGCTCCTCACCCCACGGCTCGAGACCGTAGTACTCGCCCCACTCGAGGTACTCTCGCCACGTCATCCGGTCGAGCATCTCCTCTACCGGCATCCCGAGGGCGAGAGCGAGGCGGAACTGAAACCGGCGGTCGGGCCGGTCCCTTATTTTCCCGCGTCGTCGCCCCCGGTGATGCCGCTCACCTCGGCGACCGCCGTCGCCAGCCGGACGATCGGTCCGACCTCGAGCCCCCGGAGATCGTCCGGTCCCGCGAACAGCGCGGCCCCGTCTTCGGTCACCGTCGCCGCTGCCACCAGGCGGAACGCCGCCTCGATGTTCTGCGAGAGGTCACGGTCGCCGGAAGCGAACACTTCCGACATCCCCTGCACCTCGCCCGCCGTCAACGGTCGGACCAACACGTCGCCGCCCCACTCCGGGACGGCGACGGCCTTCGTCTTCGAGCGGCGGGTGGCGAAAATAGCCTCACGCGTGAGTAGCGTCACGGGTTACTCCTCTCGCTGGTCACCGACCGGCGAACGTGAACTAGGCCCAGGTCACCGCGCCGGTTACCTGCAGAGTGAGCGCAGCGGACAGCACGCCCTCGACCGGAGCCGAGAGCTCGAACCCGGTGACGTAGGCGGCGAACGCTGCGGTGTCATTCGCCGAGCCGACGCCGGTCGGGAGCACGAGCTGGAAGTTCCGCTTCGTCTTGTCGACCATGTCGTCGTAGAGCGATCCGGAGCCGAACCCCTGGGTCGCGTCGCCCTTGAAGTTGATGTCGAACGTGACCTCGCCCGCCTCGATGATCGTCGGGATGTGCTCGCGCCACCCGGCGGAGTCGTGATTCGTCACGTCCTCGGTCGCGAGGGCGAACGCGAAGCCGGAGATGTCCCGGACCTCGGCGATCGTCGTGAACGTCTCGGTCGGCGAGCCGCCGTTGCCGATCTTGAGCAGCGTCCCGAAGGACGAAAGAGCACCACTGGGCATGTCGTTTTCCTCCTGAGCGGGACGCCCCGCTCTTTCAGTCTATTACGGGAGTGCAATCACCCCGAACTTCACCGCGGTGTTCGACGCTTGCAGATAAAGCCGTCCGTCGGTCTGCTGCCATCCGGCGAGCCCGAAGGGGCCGAGGGTGTGGATCGCCCCGGCGGCGATCGACTGGGTCGTGATGTCGCCGGTCCGCCCGTAGGGGTCGGCGACCGACGTGATCGTGTAGGTGTAGGAGCTCGCGCCGGTGTTCTGAACGATGAGGACCTCGCGACCGGTCAGCGCGAACTGCTCGAAGTTGCTCGTGTCCGCCGCCGTCATCGTGACGGCGACCCCGGCGGACGGGTTCGGTCCCGGGCTGTTCGTGCGGGTGAGGGTGACGCGCGGCATGTCTTACTCTCCTGTCTCGAGCGCGGCGATGCGCTCACCGAAGGACGGTTCCTCGACGACGGGCTCGGGCTCCGGCTTGCGCTTCGCCTTCGCCGGCGCGGGGTCGGCGACGACCGGCGCGGGCTTCGTCTCGAGACGGTGACGCCACAGGATGTGGTCGCGGGCGGTCTCCTGGTCGCCCGTGTCGAACGCGCAGAGCGGACAGCTGTAGCGGAGCACGCCCCGCCACTCGTGGGTCGTGGGCTCGATCATGGGATAGCCTCCTCCACCGCGTACTCGGTGGTCACGTCGAACGAGAACCCGAACGCGAGCGTATCGACGCCGCCGTAGTTCCCGTCGCCGAACTCGTAACGGATCGCCCCCGACGCTCCGGGCGACCGCGCATCGCCCAGGGCGACGACCGTGCCGCCGAAGCGGTCGCGGATGAAGCTCGCCATCAAGGCTGCCGGGATCGCGTCGGCGAACCCGAGGATGCGCTCGGTGTCGAACTCGAGGTCCTTGCGGGGCCAGTGGATCCGGATGCTAATCGTGTGGACGCCCCACGTCCCCGGGCGAGCGTGCGCCGTGTGCGTGGTAGCGAGGCGGACGGTGCCGCCCTCCGGGTAGGCGACGATCGCGGGCCACGGTCCGTAGACCTGATCGACCGGCGCGTCGTAGGCGGTGCCGAGGAGTGGGAGGGAGCGGACCGTCGCGACGACCTCGCGGATGATGTCAGGAACTGCCACGCTTGTAGGCCTCCTCGAGCTCGTCCGCGAACGTGTAGACGTGCTGCTGGATAGCCGGTACCGCCGCTTTGAAGCCGTCGCGGAGGAACGGCTGCTCTTCCGTTCCCTTCTTCGCGATCTTCCACCGGATCGCCGTCACCGCAGCCGACACGTCGTCGGTCTTCTTTGCTTTACTCTTGCGCCGATACCACTTTTCGATAGCGTCTTTGGGCGGAAGCTTCCCCGGACCGCGACCGAACTCGACGAACGGCGCATACTCGACGTTCGTGCCGACCTTGACGTAGGTCGGGACCGGTGTCGTCGTCGCGACTTCTTTGTCGATGCTCCGGCGGAGCGTCCCGAAGTTGACCGGCGTGAGCGGCTTCGCTTCCTTGATGATTTCTTTCCCGGACCGGGTAAGGAATCGTCGAGCCGGACCGGCGGCGGTCTTGCTCTTCAGCTTGCTCTTGAGCTTGTCGAGTCCCTCGATCTCGATCCGGACCTCGAACTCCCCCGCCACTAGATCGGCTCCAGGATCATGCGCCGGTAGGGCGCAAGCATCGCGGCGATGTCGGGATCGACGCGCGGGAGCGTCGCGACGTTGCCGAGGTCTGTCGAGCCAACGATCCCGAACGGCGCGTCGGTGCGCTTGAACAGCCGGATGACCATGAGGATCGTCGCCTCGGTCACCGGCTGCGGGACAGCGGGCCAGCCCCAGACCCCCGCGATGCGGACCCCGCGCCGAAGCACCGGGAACGAGCGCGTCCCCTGCGGAGTGATCGCGAGCGTCGTGTATGGCCAGCTCCGCCCGGCGGCGTTCACCGGCTCGAGCTCGTAGTCGTTCGCCGTCCACACCTCGGTATAGGTGCGGTTGCCGTCGATGTCGGTCGCGACACTCGTCACCGAGACGAGGTCGTCGATCCATGTCCAGTACGTCCCGGACGGCGTGAAGTAGCGCGTCTCCGTGGTCTGGTCGTATCGCCGGTTCGTCATCTCTTCGACCATGCGAGAGGCGGCGGTGATCAGCGCGGTGATCGTCGCGTCGTCGCGATCGTCCGTCCGCGAGAGCCGGGCCTTCACCTGGGCGAGCGTCGCGTAGTCCGCCATCGGCTAGCCTCCCGTGGTCGTCCGCGACCGGCGACCGGTCGGAGCCGTCACCTGTCGCGTCTGCATCGGCTCGGCAACGTCCCGCGCAGCGACCACCGGCGAGAGGACCCCGGGCGAGTCGCGCTCGAGGAACGCCGCCGTCTCCTCGTCGAGATCGACAACGGTGCCCGCCTCGAGGGAGATGCCCGGCGACTTGTATCGGTGGTTCACGCGGTACTGCATCGGATCTCCCTGGTCATGAAGATCGCGCCGGCGGCGCCACCCGATCCGGGCGCACCGCCGGTGATCTGCACTAGATGCCTTCCACGTCGTAGACGACGTAGACCTGCGCGGCGAGGTCGGCGGTCGTGCCGTCCCAGGTCGCGCTCGACGTGATCTCGCAGCCGATCACCGCACCCGCCGCGAACTCGGCAGCGGTGCGGAGGACCCGAACCGACTTCTCGGTCTCGGTCGCGATCGTCATCGTCGTATCCGCGTCTTCGGTCCCGCCGAACGTCGCGCCGACGGTGAGCGTGCCCGCCGTCGCGGCAGCCGACAGCGACGCGGCGACGGCGACCACGCGACCGGCCCACGGCGCGACGTAGCCGGTGACGACCATCGACGCCTCGGCCATCGCGACCGGGAGCTGGACGTCGGTCTGCGACGCGGCGACCGCATCCTGTCCGAACGCGAGGGCGACGAGCTGCCCCTTGCTCATATCTCGTGTAATCGTCGGCATATTGCCTCCCTATGCGGAGACCCTAGGGCGACGATATCGTCGCTCCTAGGGCCTCCTAGAGCCTCTAGAGGGCGATGTTGTAGATAACCGCCGCGCACTCGATGCCGGAGGCCGCACCCGTCGGGGTGAAGCGACCGAAGCCCATGCGCATGCTGTAGACGATGCGGGTCTGGTCGGTCGCCGGGATGCGCTCGACCTCGACGCGCACGCGCCGGCGCCAGCCCGCCTTGAAGCCGCGGCGGTTGAACACCACGACCTGCCCCTTGGTGTTGTTCGCGCCGGTGGTGCTCACCTTGCCGTCGGCTTCGGTCTTCGACACCGCCATCGACGCGACCACCGGGTGCCCGATGATGCGACCGACTTCGCCGTTGAGGAGGTCGGCGTTGATGCCCGCGCCGTACTGGCGAGCGGTGATGACCTCGTCGAACGTCGCGATGTGGTCCGCCGTCTGCGGGTCCGCGACGTAGACCAGGTCGTTCATGTCGGTCGGGTGACCCCAGTCGGTCAGGCGGGTCGGGTCGAGGAGCAGACCGCGAACGTCGCGCAGGTCGGTGAACGCGAGCGCACCGGCGGCGTCGAGGAGGTTCGCGGTGTTGTCCACGATCGCCGCGTGGCGGATGCCGTCGAACGCAAGGTAGTGCTTCGTGTCGGCGGGATCGGCGTCGTCGAGGTTGATGTTGCCGGTGCCCGCGTTCGTGGTGTCGCCGTTGAGGACGAGGCTATCGGAGTAGTGGGCGATCGCCTTCGCCGCCTGCGCGCGCAGGAACGGGACGAACGGGATGATGCTGTCCTCTTCGAGCTCACCGCTCCACATCTGGTGGATGACGAACTTCGACGCCGACACCGCGACGCGCTGCGAGCCCGTCTTCGTGGTCGTGTAGTTGCTCGCGTTGTTCGCGGTGTTCTCGCTGACGAGGAGCACTTCCGGGATGTCCACCTCGACCGGCAGGTACGCGGTCGGCGCGGTCATCTCGAAGGTGTCGATGAGGTTGAAGACGCGGGAGTCCGGGCGGGCGGCTTCCCACAAATCGCCGACGTACTGCGCGCCGACGAGCTGCGAACCGAAGCCGGTCTCGGCGGTGTCCATTGCGCGGTAGGCGGCCTCGAGAGCGCGCGCCTGCTTCTTGTTCACGCGCGGGTAGAGCTCTTCGAGCGCGCGCCCGTCGATGCGCTTGATCTCGTCCTCGCTCAGGTAGTGGGCATCGGAGATCGCGCGGAACGCGCCCTCGAGCTCCTCCGACGGGCCGCGACCGATACCGGCGCGCGAGCGGGCGGACATGAGGTCGTACAGGAACTCGATGTCGGACGCGCCCAGCCCGTGGCGGCTGAACTTCGAACCGATCAGGCGGGAGTCGCCGCTGCCGAAGCGCATCTTGCGGGCGAACTCGCCGTCGGCGAGGATGCCCTCGACGACCTGGCGGATGCGATCGTCGGACACCGCTGCGCGGGTCTCGGCGTTCATGGACTCGATACGGGCGACGATGTCGCTCACAACGTTATCGGACACGTTAGCTCTCCTTGATAGCGGACAGGATGCGGGTAAGCACCTCGTCCGGGGTCTCGACGACGGCGGCTTCCGCAGCGCGCGGGGTCATGTCGTCTTCGTCATAGTCGCCGCTCTTCGCCTTCATGCCGCGCTCGATCACGCGTTGGATCGCGTTCACGGCATCCTGAAGGTCGGCGAGGTTCTCCCGCGAGAGGACGGCCCCCGCGCGGGATTCGAAGGCGTCCGGGAACATGTCCGGCTCCCCCTCGAGGAACAGGGCGCGAACGCCCTCGACGCCGAGGGCCTCGAGGGCCTCCGGCTCCAGGTACTCCGGCGCGATCTTCCCCGCGCGATCGTAGGCGCGGGCAAGGTGCCGGTATCGATCGGCGACGTCGTAGCCCCGACCCTGTGCCGTGTCGCGGTACAGGGCCACCATCTCGGCGGCTGTACCCGACCATCCGGCGGTCGTCGGCTCCGGCGTCGTCGCAGGAACGTCCACGGCCTCGGCGATCGCCGCGAGCGCGCGAGCCTGTCGCGCGATCAGGGCGTTCGGGTCTCCGGGGACCGGGACGGCGGAGATGTCGAGGAGGTCGGCGCGGGTGACGCGCCCACGGCTACCGGCGACCGGGCTCGGCTCCATCGCCTGGGTATCCCAGCCGACGGAGACGGAGTGCAGGAAGCCGCCGCGGTACTTCGCCTCGATGCTGCGGGCGAAGTCGTCGGACTGGTCGAAGGTGACGTCCGCCATGAGCCGATCGCCGTCCACGAAGACGTCGGCGCGACCGATCGGGGGACGCTGTCCGGAGTAGTCGTGCGCCCAGAGGACGACCGGGTTCCGGCGGTAATTGTCGAGGTTCCAGGCGTCCATGCCGATCTCGAGGCCGTCGCGGGCGACACCTTCTGTTGAGGCGACAAATCGGATCGGCGCCCCCTCGCTCTCAGGAGTATCCGCACGGGAAATCACACCACGGATGTATCGCATTTACTGCCTCCCGTCGTCCCGCTTCCGGCGGGGAACGACTGTGCGATCGAGCCCCAGATAGGTCTCTATCGCCCCTAAACAGATTAGCAGTGCCTGTCTAATGGCCAGAAAAAGGACGCGTTCACGATCGCCCATTCATCGCCGCCCACTCGGTGTCGCTGATCGGCACCATTGTGCAGCGACAATTGACCACGTTCCGCGCGCTCGGGAAATCTCCGGGGTACATGCCCCGCTCCCCACCGACGGTGAACGGCTCGTCCATCGCGACCGCCTGATCGTGCGCGGCGACGTGGTCGGGTCGCGTGCGGTCGTCGATCGCGGACAGCCACCGCTTCCCGCCGACGACGCCGGACTGTCGCCAGCCCTCCTCCTGCCCACCGTTGACGGCGGCGCCGACCTCGGTCCGCGCGATCGCCTCCGCGCTCGACCGGATGCGGTCGCCCATGATCGTATTGACGCGGTCGGCGGCCTTGAGCACGTCCTCGCCCTGGGCGATGCTGTCGGCGAGCGTCGCCCGGAGCGCGTCCCACGTCGTCTGGTTCACCTCTTCGGCGAAGCGTTGGATCTGCCGCTCCATGAACCTGACGACGCGCGGGTCGAGCACGTCGAAGGCCATCCCGACGCCGGTCTGCGCGAGCCCATCCTGTCCGGCGCCGGCGATGATGTCGCGGTATATCGGCCGCATCACGACGCGGAACTCCCGGATCCACCGCGCAAGCTCGAACGGGTTCTCGGCTGCATCCTCGATCGTGCGCGCGCTGCGCTCGCTCTTGACGCGGGCGAGGACCGCCTGCCGCTGTCGGCGCATCAGGTCGGCGACGGCGTTCCCGAAGCGACGCTCCTCCGGCTCGAGGCGGCGGACCCACGCGGCGAACCGCTCGACGTGTTCGGGGTCGCCGTACTCGCGACCGGTGACGACGATCGTCCGCCCGGCCTCCTGTTCGCGCTCGATCTCGAGCTGCTTCCGCTCCGCCCAGGCGCGACCCGGGTCGCCGCCCCAGAGGTCCCACGCGACGCGACCGGGCGACGGGTAGCCGTCCTCCCCGTCGCTGAAGCCCTCGGCCTGCTTGTCGATCTCGTGCCGGGCGAAGAAGCTCTTCATCCGCGCGATCGTCTCCGGCGACACGCGCTCCCGGTTCGCGAGCTGGTTCGCGCGGGCAAGACCGACGGCGGTGCCGCCCGGTCGCCCCTCCTCTTTCCACGCGAGCGCGCGGCGGGCGACGGCGGCGACCTCTTCGGTCGGTCGCAGGTCCACGTCGGCGACGGCGCGGTGCGAGCGCGCGAGGTCGTCGAGGTCGTTCGGCGTGTCGTCTTCGTCGTCGATAGGCGTGTCGTCGATCGGCTGCTGGACCGGCTCCTGCGCTGTTGGGACCTCGCCGGACGTGACTGGCATTGATCCAGCAGGAACCCACCATGCGTCTCCCCACGACACCGGTTCGAGACCCTGCGACTGTCTGACCTCGTTGACAGTCAAGGTTCCGTTCGACAATGCCGTCGCAGCACTTACCGGCGGAACTGTGGAGGAGACTGGACCGAGGCCGCCACTCCCGGTCGGTGCCCACCAGGCGTCACCCCACGGCACCGGGTCGAGACCCTTCGACGCGCGCCACTCGTTCGGGAGCATCACCCCCGCGTCGAGCTTCTGCTTCTCGATCTCCCACTTCGCCGCCTCTGCTTCCTGCAGCACCGCGACGCCGGAGAGGTCGAACTCGATGAGGTCGGCGACGTTGGGGAACAGCGGCAGGAGCTGCTCGGTGAGCTCGGTCGCGATGAAGCGCGCCTCCGGCTGGATCGTGTCCGTCCAGATCGCGAGCCGCGCGTCCTGTTGGTTTGCGTAGGTGCGCTCGCCGCCGACGAGGTCGAGGGGGACGCCGTAGGCGCGACAGATCTCCTCGAGCGACCACTTGAGCGAGCCGAGGTATTCGGCGTCCTTCGGCGTCACGCTCAGCGGCTGGAACTTCGCCTCGAAGCGGAGGACGCCCCACCGGTGCGCTTTGTCCGCGCCTTTGAACCGGCGGCTCATCGACTGCTCGAGCCCGCGCGCCTGCTCTTCGGTGAGCGTCTGCCCGTTCGCCGGTTGCACGACCCCCGCGAGCTGCAGCCCGTTCCGGAACATCGCGGCGTTCGAGATCATCGCGGCCCGGCTCGTGTCGGCGGCGATCGCGGCGGAGGCGAGCGGCGACAGCCCGTCGAACTCGTCGAGCGGGTTCGGGTAGCGCAGCCAGATCACCTCGTCGCGCTCGAAGCGCATCGGCTCCTGATCGCTCCCGACCTGGTAGAGGAAGTGGCTAACGTAGGCTTCTTTGTCCGGGACGACGGTGACCCGGTCCGGCCTCGCCCACCACATCTCCATCGGTCGCCCGCGTCGGTTCGTCCCCCGGTCGAGGAAGATGTACGCGGACCCCCAGAGGCAGAGGCTGAGCTCCGTCATCTCGACGAGCCGCTGGAACGTCCAAAAAGGGTTGACCTTCGAAAGGAGCTCGACGAGCGGCCCGCCAGTGACCTTGTCCTTGCGACCGTCGGGACCGACGCGGTAGGCGACGATCGGCAGCGAGGAGAGGAGCGAGGCGCGGATACGCGCGGCGGTGTAGACCGCGTTGCTCGTCTGGATGTACTCGCCATAGTCGACCCGCGACTCCTGCTCGAGCCCGAAGCCCGCGAGGTAGTTGGCGATGCCAGGATCGGGGACGGAGCCCGGACCGGTGACGAACGCTCGGGCGACGGTGTCGGCGTATCGACGCATACGACTCACAGAAACAACCTCCCCGACAACGCTGGTTCGCTCAGATGCATCACGGCGTATCTGAGCGCGTCCATCGCGTGGTCGAACTCCTTGACTGGCTTGTCGTTGTCCGACTTGCTCCCATCCGGGTAGCGATACGCCTCGAACTCCGCGATGGTGTTGACACAGGACGGGTCGATCGTGAAGCCGTGTTCGAGCCTGTCGACAACGCGCCCGATGCCCTCGACGACGGCGTTCTCGCCCTTCACGGCTGGGTACCCGGCTCGCTGGAGGTCGAGGATGTACCCCGCGGCGCTCGGGTCGAGCACCACCGCTTCGGCCTGGCTCGCGTCCACTGCCGCCCTGATCGTCTCCACGATCTCGCCGGCCGCCATGTTGCGGCGATACACCTCGGCCCCGAGGTGAATGCGCTCGTCGCCCGCCTGGTGGACGGTAAGGATCGCGGTCGGGTTGCGGGTGCCGACGTCGACGGCGACGATCGTCCGCCACCCGGTCACGTCGACCCGGCGCACGTGACGCGCGCGCGAGAACTGCGCGTAGACCAGCCCCTCGAACGCGACGAACTCGCCACCGAGCTCCTGTGCCGCGAAGGCGCCGCTGTAACCGATGCTCTTCGCAAAGCCGTCGGGGAGCTCGGGATTCTCGTCGGTGCGCACCCGCCAGAGCGGATGCAGCGGGTCGAACTCGGTCCCGCTGGCGTCGCGCTCCCACTCTTCCCAGAGCCAGTTGCGCCCCTTCGGCGTCGACGTCACCCATGCCTGCGGGCGATCGCCGGTGCGCACGCGGCCCTTGACGATCTGCCACGCTT